GGCCAGTAGTCCTCATGCGGCGGGATGCCCTCGTAGTGCCCTTGGATGGCGGCATGGATGGCCGTGCCACGCTCTGCCGCCTTCCTGGCCGTCTCTCGGCTATCGTCCATGATGCGGCGGATGTAGGCGTCTTCCGCCTCGCCCTCGATCTTCGGCAGGGTGAGTGCGGCCAGCAGAACTTGCTGCGCCTTCCAGTTTTCCAGGCCGGGCGCAGCGGCACACTTGCTGATGGTCGTAACGGACGGGACCAGGTTCAACTTGCGCGCATCGCGCAGGGTGGTAGGGCGCAGATTGCCGTCCTTCGCCTTCACCTCGTAGCACGGCAGGCCGTCGATGGTGTACCAGTGGCCGGACTCGGCCGGGCGGGGTATGGTAATCATCGTCAGAACGGGATGTCGTCGTCCATGTCAGCAATGCCGCCATCCGTGCGCGGCTTGGCATGCCCAGGCTTGGTCAGCTCGATGTATTCCGGCGATACCCGGATCATCTTCTTGTAGCCTTCGGACAGCGCCTCGAACACTTCCGGCCTGAAGTCTTGCGGTTCCAGCGAGAAGAACAGGCTTGGATTTGCCTGCTCCGGGACAGCGGTTCCCTTGGGAAGGGCCATGACGCCGGTCACGCGCACCTTGCCCTTGTCGTTCATGGTGAGGGACAGCATGCAGGGCTTGCCAAGGATGTTCTTGGCCTCGAATCCGGCCAACTCCTCGTCGGTGAAGTCGCGTCCGCGCCAATTCTTGAGGTCGGCGCGAAGATTGGCTTTCTCGCCGAGGCTGGCCGTGTAAAACTTCGACACGACAAACGGTTTGCCGGAGGCTTCGCCTTCCGTCATCATTTCGTTCGGCAGTTCCCACCCGATGATGACCTGCCGGCGATAAGTTGCCTTGCCCTGGTACTCGCCCTGCTGCGTGCCGATGTCGATCAGCTTGACGCAGCGCGCAACGTGGGTGCCGATGGGAGGCTGCTCAAAATCACCGCCACCGCTATCTTTCCATTTCATTCTTGTTCCTCCTGTTTCAGTTGGTCAAGGTACTGCTGTTCGGCCTTGTCGGCTTCCCATTCCTCGCGCTCCTGCTGCAACAGTTGCAGGGCGTGGAAGGCTTCGCCGTCCTCGCGCCAGTCGCTCATGACTGCGCCACCGGCAGGAATTTGCTGCGCCCGATCAGTCCGGCGTCGATGCGGCGGTCGCAGGCTTCATCGGAGCGAGTGGAGGCCGACGCGTCGAGGTCTTCGGCGCGGCGCTGAATGGCGCCGGCTTCTTCGAAAGCGGCATCCGCTGCGGCCTCGATCTTGCTGATGGTGTCCTGCCAGTCGCAGGCATCGGAGGGCGGCAGGCTGTTGGCGAGCTGGTAGAGGCAGTCGGCCAGGATGGCCGGGGTGATGCCTTTGGCCGTCATCAGGGCGACGGCGCGCAGTGGATCATTGGCGACGGCCTGATATTTCGCTGCCTCGAAGTCGGCGCAGCCGGCGTAGTGGTGGGCGAGGGCGGCGAAGCGGCCGGAGCGTTCGGCGTAGTTGACGCATTCATCCTGCATCGTTTCGCCTTCGATGCGTGCCTCGTCGGCGCGGAGTTGGTTCTGGTAGGTGTTCATCGTTCGCTCCATCGTTGTGATAGGATGAGTGGAATATAGCCGCGCTAAATATCAAAGTCAATAGCCGTGCTAAATTTTTTTAATGAGGCGTGAAAAGTCGGTGCCAGCGAGACGGCGAACAGGAGATCAGACGATGGAGCAACAAAAAACCCGCCGGGGCGGGTTCTGGGCGGGAATAGCTGACTTGGACTTGGCTACTCGTGTGGTTGGCTTGGGGATGGTATCCAAGCCGAAATCCAGCAAGGGTCTGTGACACCAACATGGAAGAGAGCGGCGAGACGATGATTTCCGTCCATGACCTCAAGCATATTGTTTCGAATGATGGCGACGATGGGAGAGGGCAATGCACCGTTGGCGCGGACATACTCTGTACATGCCCGAAACCGCTCCTGAGTGTTCTGGAGATTTGCGGTTATTGCCGTGAGCGCACCGGTTGTGGCATGGTCAATGATGGACTGATAAGCCCATTGGCTGGATGGATTGATGCGAATCACCGCAATGTTCACCTTGCACAGCGACCAAGTGCATCCATGCCAGACAGAGAGCGGAACGATGCCGAGCAGATACTTCCATCGACTGGATGACAGGTCGTCATCTGGCGATTCAAACGGCCAACCGATTTGCTCGATGAACGGGGCAAGCCAGGAATCGAATACGGCGTCCGGCATGTGAGGGAAGAACTCCCTCGGAGTCATTCAGGCCGCCGCTTGGCGCTGCACATCCTGACGTCCACCTTCGTCTTGGCCTTGTGATCCTCGACGGTCAGCCATTGCATGTTGCTGCGGTCGTCAGCGCCGCCAGCGCAGATCGGCACGATGTGGTCTATTTGGTAACCTGGGCATGGAAGCCGATGCCGGCCACTAGCCGGGCAGGCGTTCTCTTTGACGAAGGCATGGCGCTCGACGGTGCTGCGTTGCTGTTTGGCATCTACTGTTCCTGCAATGGCCACTTCAATCACTACCATTGCGATGAAATACCAAGTCCGATTATTCACTGCTGTCTTGATACAGCTTTTCAATTCTCCAGCCAACACCGGGGATTTTGTCGGCTCCAAAACGAACGCCTAGACCAAAGACAAAAAACACAAATATCCCAACGATCCAACCAAGAGCAATATGCTTTTTTGCGGCAAATAATCCCGCCGCTATCCCTGCGCCAACAGAACCAAAAACAGCAATGTGATAGATAGCCGCCGCAAAGAATGTTTCAGCGAAAGCTGCCACTGGACGACGTTCTTCAAATGCCGCAATGAAGGCCGGAATCGTCAGATATGCAACGAACAGCAGCGCGGCATTTCTCCAGAATGACCCAGCCTTGAAAAGCCAATCCAAAAACTTACCCCACAAACTTCTCATACCCGCTCGCTCTGCTTGTAAATAACGCGACCAAGAATCTCGGCGTGCTCGTCACAGTTTCTTTCCGTTCCAAGCCCATACCACGCGTCCATGAATCAGCACCTCGTGATCGCCGTTGAGAACATCGACGGTCTTTACTGATGGATTGTCGCTGGAGATTTCATACGAACCGTCGAGTCGTTGACGCACGGTTTTGATGAACAGGCGACCGAGGGCACTAAGGACATAGACGCCGTCAATCTCGACGCGACGCACACCGCAATCGACTAGTAGCAAGTCGCCATCGTTGAAGGTCGGGGTCATCGAATTCCCCTTGCCAGATATGATTGCGAGATCTTCGGCACTGCATCCAGATAGGTTTTTCCGCAACCACTCGCCCTTGAGCGTCATCCGCTCAATGACCTCTTCGACTTCAAGCAGATCGGTACCAGGCCCCATTGACCCCGTGACAGCAAGGTGCGGAATAGTGAATTCATCCGCCGCCATTGGTTCCCTCTTGAAGTCCAGTAGCTTGAGCGTCCGTCCTGGACGCTTGTTGTCGAAATATCCAGCGTCAAGTCCCAGAGAAAGCTCAATATGCCGCGCTCCAGCATCACCGAGAGAGCGATGGCCACTTAACCATTGATGAACCTGCGCCGGGGATCGTTTGATGGACCTTGCAAATTCCGCTTGGCTCCCATCGAAGCGAGCGTCCACAAGTTCCTGAAGTAGCGCTTTTCTGTCCATAGCAAATATTAAGCGACGCTATATTAAGCACGGCTATTGACTTTGATATTTAGCGCAGCTATAGTTTTCGCAGTTTCTAAGCGAGAACACGCATGAACCTCGATACCTATCTTTCAACCGTCGAGTCAGGTGCGGCACTAGCCGCAAAACTCGGCGTGACACCTGGATTTGTCAGCCAGTGGCGAACTGGCTTTCGCCCCATTCCAATCGAACGCTGTACCGCCATCGAGCAGGCGACCGCCGGCGTAGTCACCCGGCAGGAGCTGCGCCCGGACGACTGGCATCTGATCTGGCCCGAGCTGGCCGAGAGCGAGACGGCGAAGGCCGCCTGATGCTACTTCCCGGCGCGCTTTCGGTAGTAAGCCCGGTTGCCGATGCGGTCCATGAGCCAAAGCACGCCACGCCCTCCGTAGATCGTGCCGGCGATGGTTGCCGCAATTGCCGGTATCCCGGCGTAAGGCCACAGACCTTCCGGCAGGTCGATCCATTGGAAGAAGAACAGGACGGCCAGGGCGCAAGCGCCCGCGCAGGCGCCGATGGCCAGAATGACGAGGTTGGCGCCCAGCCAGCCGAGCAGCATTTTCATCACGGCAGTATTCCATAGAGAGGGGAAAAAAGAATGAGCCTTCGCGGCAAGGACTTTCGGGCGGACATCGACCCGGAGCTGCACGAACAGCTCCGCATCATGGCCGACCATCAAGGCAAGACCCTGCAGCAGCTCGGCGCCGAGCTGATCGAGAAGGCAATCGTTGGCGAGTTCCATGCCTTCACGATAATGGCACAGCGCCTGGCACGCAGCGGAATCATGCGGCAGCCGGCGGCGGCGCTGCGGAAAGTTGCGGAATGCAAGGCCGGGGGCGAGTGATGGGCTACGCCAGCACCCAACTTGCCATCGACTTCGAGCCGCGCAGCCACGCGCGCCGCGGCGACCCGGGCACGTCGCATGAAGCTGCGGCCAGGGTGCGCGAGTTCGCCGCCGGGCAGTGCGTGGCCATTCATGCCGTCCTGCGCGAGCGTGGCCGCCTCGGCGCGGAGCAGATCGCCTCCTATCTGAAATTCGATGCCTACGCGGTCAGGAAGCGGCTGGCGGACCTGGAACACGCCGGGAAGGCCAAGCCCCTGCCCATCCATCGCCTGACCGCCAGCGGCCGGAATGAACGCATTTGGGAGGCACTGTGAGTTACCGCGTCAAGGAGGGGGTGTGAACTTCTACAAGCACCACTTAGGCGACTATTCCCGCTGCACATCGCACATTTCCATGCTCGAAGATGGCGCTTACCGTCGGCTGCTCGATGTTTATTACACGCGCGAGGCGCCGCTTCCGGCCGATATTAAAGCGGTTTGTCGTCTGGCACGTGCACAGACACGGCAAGACCGTGAAGCCGTCGAAATCGTGTTGCGTGAGTTCTTCGATCTGCGTGACGACGGCTGGCATAACGCCAGGGCCGATGAGGAGATACAGGCGGCGCAGGAAAAGGCAGAGCGGAACCGGGAGGTTGGAAAAAAAGGAGGAAGGCCACCGAAAACAGAAACCCAAACGGTTCAAAAAGGAAACCCAGAAAAAACCCAGATGGTTAAATCTGGAAACCCAAAAGAAACCCTAGCCAGTAACCATAAGCCAGTAACCAGTAACCAAGACGGTGTACAGCCCGCGTCTACAGCTTTAACCGCAGTAGGCGCGCGTGCTTCTCCTGGCGACTTGAGCGGGGAAATGCGAAAGGCCGGCATCCAGTCGAATCCTTCCGACCCTCGAATAATCGCCCTTTCAGAGCGCGGCGTTACGCGCGAAAACATCGCCGCTGCATGCAACGAGGCGAAGACGGCGAAGCCTGGGGAACGCATCAATCCTGGCTATGTGATCGCCATTGCCGACAGGTGGGCAATGGAGGCAGAACGCATCAGTAGCGTAGGAGGGCAGACGCCATCGGCACGCGCTTCTCCGAAGCGCAAAACGGCGGCGGAGGAACGGGCGGAAGTATCAACGATTTTGACAGGGCGAAAGGGTAACGATGGGCAAGATGGCGGCAGCGGGGGACGAGACATTACCGGCGAGGCGGTGCAAGTTGCCTGACCACTGGATCGAAAAAATTTTTTCGATCATGGAGGCGATGTATGGCGCGCGGTTTCACGACGCCTGGCGCGGCACAGATCTGCAGCTTGTGAAGGCGACTTGGGCCGAACGGCTTGCCGCATTCGAGGATGATCCGCAATGCATCAAGTTCGCCCTCAACAGCCTTGACTCAAAGCCGTTCCCGCCGACGCTGCCAGAGTTCATCGAGCTTTGCCGACAAGGGCCGAAAACTTTCCGTTTGCCGGCTGCGCCTGCAATGCAGATCGCCCCGCCATTGCCCCCGGAAGCCGCTGCAGAAAGGGCGCGGGAAGTGCAGCGGAAGGCCGTCGAATCCGTCAGGCATCCGCCAAACCACCTGTGGGCAATACGCATCCTCGATGAGATTGCGGAAGGTGTGCAGCTTCCGGCGATCTCGGAAGAATCCGCAATCGAAGCATTGCTGTGCCTCGGGCTGAAATGCGAAGTGCCGGAGAGATACATCGCGTTGCAGCGGGTGGTGTGGATGCGATTGACTGAGAAAGCGGCATGAGCGCAACTTGTCCGACCTGCGGCCGAAAGTTCGATAAGTCGCACGAGCAGCGCAAGCTGTTTCACGCCCTCTGCCGCGACATCGGCCTGCACATCGGCATCACGCCGGGCAAGGTCAAGGAAGCCATCAAGGCGGATTTCTTCGGCCTGGACGAGTACCGCATCGGCGACAAGTGGTATCGGGCCATCCGGCCATCCGAGACGGCGGACAGGGAGGAATACTCGCAACTGATCGACTTCGCCGTGCAGTGGGCGGCGGAGAATTGCGATTTCCAAGCCGACGCGCGTGCGCGTTCCGACCATGCGCCAGCTTGAGCACCAGCACCAGGTTGCGTTGTTCCGCTGGGCGAAGCTCCAGTGCGCGTACCCGGAGCTTGACCTGCTCTTTGCCATCCCGAACGGCGGCCATCGAAGCAAGTCCACGGCAGGCAGGCTCAAGGCCGAGGGCGTCAAGGCCGGCGTGCCGGATCTGTTCCTGCCGGTGCAGCGTGGCGGTTATGCCGGGCTGTGGATCGAGCTGAAGGCGGGCCGCAACAAGCCGACGCAGGACCAGTTGAGCTGGCACTTGAGGTTATCGCAACAAGGCTATCGGGTGAGCGTGTGCTACGGCTGGGAAGCAGCGCGCGATCTGCTCCTGGCGTACCTCGGCGGCCAGGAATGACAGACGTTCTGGCAAAACTCGAGTGCGTCGCCTGGCGCTACATTTCCTGGCCTGCGCTTCTCTGCGATTTCAAAACGCACGGCTTTAGCATGGCTGAAATTTCGCGGGCGCTGAATGTTCCGCCCTCGACGCTCGACAACTGGAAAAACGGCCATGAACCGCGCTATTCGCACGGCGAGGCGCTGCTGTTGCTGCATTCGCGCCTGCTCGGCGCCGATTGCACGAGAAATAGGATAAAAGGGTTCCGCGATCAGGCTTTAATGCGTTCGTCCGCCCCCGCAACCAAAGGAGAACGCACACATGCCGAGAGTCGCCGCGAAAGTCGCCGTGCCGGGTGAGGCTGCATCAGCCCACGATCTCGTTTCACAAGACCCCAATTCCTTCGTTTCCGATCCCGATGCGGCCATTGCCGCCGGCCGCAGCGGCAGCGCGCGGCACATCGCCAAGCCGCGGATGGCGGTGGCGCCCGCCGTCCTGACCGTGCCGGACGACACGCGGACGGCCGGTGCGCCCATCAACGCGACGGCCAAGACCACAGTGGCCGATGCGATGGCCCTGGACCGCAAGGCCAAGCTGCAGCGCCCGGTCATGACCGAGGCCGGCTGGTACGTCCCGCGCAATTCCCTCGCCGAACAGCGCGCCAGGCGCAAGAACGGCGAGGAACCCATCGTCGATATCGACTGAGGAAATCATCATGTGCGGAAATTTCCTTGGGGGCTTGTTCGGCGGTGGTGAACGCGATACGCCGCCTGTCGTCTATTCGTCGCCACGCGCCGACCAGGAACGCGCCGATGCCGAAGCCGCATCGAGGTCGGCGCAAGATCGCACCAAGCGCCGCCGCGCTCAACGCGCATCCTCGCTGCTCGCCACAGGCGGACAGGGCGACCTGGGCAGTTCAGGCATTGCTGCGCCGAGTGCATCAGGCAATGCGACACTAGGCGGTCGCTGACATGGCAGCGGATGGCGCGGCCATCCTGCGCCGCTTCGACAAGCTCAAGACCGGCGCCAGCCTGATCCGCAACGTCTGGCGTGACTGCTACCGTTATTCCTTCCCGCTGCGCGGCGTAGGGCTTGAATCAGACGGCGAGGTCAAGGACGAAACCAACGCCGCCACGGCCGCCGAGCTGCAAGCCGACCTGTACGACTCGACCGCCACCGATGCGGCAAGGATCCATTCATCTGCCCTGATGTCCGGCCTCACGCCGGCAAACTCGCGCTGGTTCGGCCTGGATGTCGATGGCGCCTCAGATGGTGCCAAAAAGTGGCTGGACGCCGCGGCGGATGCGCTGTGGGAAAACATCCACCTGTCGAACTTCGACGCCGTTGCCTACGACTGCATGGTCGACATGACCGTGGCCGGGCAGTTCGTCATGCTCTGCGACGAAAACCCGGAAGGCGGCTTCCGTTTCGAGCAGTGGCATCTGGCGAACACCTATTTCTCCGCAAGCCGGCCGAGTATGCCGGTCGACTCGGTGTTCAACGAGATCGAGCTGACCGCAGAACAGGCCGTCAAGGAATACGGCGAAGACATGGTGCCGGAGAAGGTGCGCAAGTGCATTGCCGACGACAAGCCGGACGAGAAATTCCGCTTTGTGCGCGCCATCTATCCGCGCGAGAAGGGCAAGGGAAAGGGCGGCAGGTTCGCCCGCAATCTGCCCATCGCCTCCTGTCACATCGAGCGGGAAAGCAAGAAGGTCGTGCGCGAGTCCGGCTACCACGAAATGCCCATCGGCGTGCCGCGCTGGCATCCGCTGCCGGGCACATCCTATGCCTTCGGTCCGATGTTCGATGCCCTGCCGGACTGCAAGACGCTGAACGCCGAAGTCAAGTTCGTCCTGGCCAACGCCGACCTGGCCATCGCCGGCATGTGGATCGCCGAGGACGACGGCGTGCTCAATGCCCGCGCGATCAAGGTCGGCCCGCGCAAGGTGATCGTGGCGAATTCGGTCGATTCAATGAAGCCGCTGCAGCCGTCAGGCAAGTTCGACGTGGCGGCGCTTGAGATCGACCGCCTGCAACGCAGCATCCGCAAGGTGCTGATGGCCGACCAGCTCACGCCGAACAACGAAGGCCCGGCCATGACGGCCACCGAGATAAGCGTGCGCGTGGAACTGATCCGGCAGCAGCTCGGGCCGGTCTATGGCCGCCTGCAGTCCGAATATCTGCAATGGCTGGTGACGCGGGCGTTCGGCATTGCCTACCGGGCTGGCGTGTTTGGCCAAGCGCCGCAGGAAATCGCCGACCGCGTGCTGTCCATCCGCTACATCAGCCCGATCAGCCGGGCGCAGAAGGCCGTGGACGTGGCGGCGATGGACCGCTACGAAAACAGCCTGGCGCTCGAGGCCCAGGCCACCGGGCGCTCCGACATCCTGGACAACTACGATTGGGACAAGGGCGCCCGGAAGCGCGCCGATCTGCTTGGCGTGCCGATGGACCTGATCCCGGATGCCGACGCTGTTGCAGAGGCCAGGACCGGCCGGCAACAGCAGCAGCAACAGGCGATGGCCGGCGACATGCTGGCCACCGTCGTGCGCGACAACGCCGGGGAATTGATTGGACTCAGGAAGGGCTGACCGAAATGGCCATTTACTCCCTCGCACTTCCATCAACCGTCACCACCACCGGCGCCGTCGCCGCGAGCTTGAATTGATCTCGCTCTACGCCCTCGTCAAAGAAGCTGCCTAGCTTCCCATAAATAGGGAAACAGTCCGCGCGCACTGCCTTGTAATGCGCGCATGTGCTCGCCCGAAGAAATCGCAAGCCGCCGCCTGGTGGAATTCATCGCCCTCGACAAAGGGCGCGGGGAGATTTGGGCGGCCGGCACGATCCAACGCATTCAGATCGACGACTTGCTTGACTTCGTGCAAGCCGTGGAAATGATCATGCTCAAGCTCACCGGGAAGGTGCTGAATCCGAGCTTTCGACCGCTGATCAAGAGCCGCGCCGGCCTGGCCTATGACGTGCTGCAGGCCGGTGGCGCCGACCTGTACGACGGCGGCCAGGGACCGGCGCCGCAGGGTGTCGGGCATTGGTATCTGCGCTGCGAGATCGATGGCAACCGCTGGGACGTATGGTTTGCCCGCCTGGACGAGCTGATCAAGGCGCTCTACAACATCGTCGAGGAAGCGCAGGCCGATCCCTACCTGCGCCCGATCTCGGCGCCCGTGAGGCTGAACGGCCATGCATGACCCTTCCGTCAAGCGCGAGGAACTGGCGCCGGCCGAAATGTATCACCGCGTTTTCGTCGGCCATGCCGAGGGCGCCAAGGTGCTGGAAGACCTGGTAGCCCGCTTCCACGACAGGGCGATCCATGTGCCAGGCGGCATCGAAGGGCAGCGCGAGACGGAAAAACGGGCGGCGCAGAAGGAAGTGATTGGCTTCGTCCTGCGCCGCATCGGTTCGATTCACTACAAGGAGGAAAACGAAAATGACTGACCTGCTGCGCAAGATGATGGGCACCGTGTTCATGGACCAGGCTGGCGCCGATGGCGGCGCCGGAGCGGGCGGTGCGCCGGCCGGCGATGGCGCCGGACAAGGCGGCGAGAAAACGCTGATGGAATCCGCCGCCGCCGGCGAACTCGACGAAACCGGCGGCGGCGCCGGCGAGGGTGGCGAGGCCGGACAGGGTGCCGAAGGCGGCACGCCCGAACAGCGTGCCATTCAGGCCAGCGAGAAGGACATCCGCCGGCCCAAGTCCGTGCCGGCCAAGTTCTGGAATGCCGAGAAGGGCGAGGTGAACTTCGAGGCCTGGGCGAAAAGCACGGGCGAACTGGAAGCCCGCATGAAGGACGTGGGCTTGCCGCCCAAGACGGCCGAGGAATACACCTTCGAAGCGCCCAAGGAGTTCAAGGAAGCCGGCCTCGATCTCGACCCGGCCATGACCAAGGAATTCCGTGCCGCCGCCTTTGAAGCCGGCCTGACGCAGAAGCAGTACGAGTTCGTCATGGGCAAGTATTTCGCCAGCATCGGCGGCATGGTCGAGGCGGCCGAGGGCTTCGGGCGCGAAGGTTGCCGCAAGGAGCTGATGAGCTACTACAAGACCAAGGAAGCGGTTGGCGATGCGCTCAAGGCCGCCTTCAACACCTATTCGGCCTACGCCGACGAGGAGGAAATGAAGGCCATCAACCGCATCGGAAACAATCCGTTTTTCGTGCGCATCCTGGCGAAGATCAATCGTGAGATGACCGAGGATCGGCAGATCGACACCGGCGGCGCCGTGTCGGACGAAAGCATCGAGGAACTGATGGCGAAGGGTTCGCCCTATTGGGATGCCAGCCATCCGCAGCACAAGCGCGTGGTGGAAAAGGTCACGGCCTACCACCTGCGCAAGGCGCGCGACTCGCAGAGAAAGCGAGTAGCTTGATATGAAAAAAAATCAAGTCGTGTTCTTTCGTACGTGTGGCTTCGACACTTCTTTCATTGAAGAAGAGATTCAGCGTCAAGCCGACGAACATTTGTCCGCGTGGGCCAATGGCGAAGGTGATAACGCTGACCATAGGCTTACCTTGGAACGCGGGAAGATCACCTTTGAGTTGCAATTTTCGGATGACAGCTACGTTTATTTTGATGTCAAGAAGCTGCTGTTGCGCGAGTTCGATTTCAGTAATGGCTATGACGACAGAATCGAGTATCTTACTGATCTCAAGAATGAGCTTGACTGTCTTGTCAGGCTTGTTGAGAAGGAATTGAAGCGTAAAACGTGACGACATACCGTTCACCGCCGAACAACCCGCGCAAGCGGGCCGGCACATGAAGCAGACGGGGGAGCAACCGGCACGACCGGCCCCCGGCCCAGGCAGCGCAGGGCCTTAAACCGCGCGGCACATGCAGCAACGGCCCACCGGCCGGCAAAGGCTAAATGGTGGAACAACCGGAAAAGTGAGCAGTGACTTTTAACTTTTTTGGAGACCATCATGAGCTTTCAAGTAACCGAAGCATTCGTGCAGCAGTTCAGCGCGAATTTCCTGCACCTTGCCCAGCAGACCGAAAGCCGGTTCCAGGGCACGGTGCGCGTCGAGGCCGGCATCGTCGGCGACTCGAAGAAGATCAATCGCATTGGCGCGACGGCCGCCATGAAGAAGACGACTCGCCACGGCGACACGCCGCTGATCGAGACGCCGCATTCCACGCGCTGGATCGACCTGGAAGACTACGAATGGGCCGATCTCGTCGACGAGCTGGACAAGAAGAAGCTGCTGGCCGATCCGACCAGCGACTACCTCAAGGCCGGCGTCGCGGCGATGAACCGCGCCAAGGACGACGCGATCTATGCCGCCGCCCGCGGCAATGCGCGTTCCAGCACCGGCACCGTCGCGCTTCCGGCCGGCCAGAAGATCGCCGTCGGCGCTACCGGACTCACCAAGGCGAAGATCATCCAGTGCAAAAAGATGTTCCGCGCCAACGAGGCCGACGAGGAAAACGGCGAGGAACTGTACTGGGCCTATGGCTCGGAACAGATGGAAGACATCCTCGGCGACACCACCCTGACCTCTGCCGACTTCATGACCGTGCAGATGATCCAGGAAGGCGCCGTCGGCAAGCGCTGGATGGGCTTCAAGTGGATTCCGTCGGAACGCCTCTACAAGTCCGGCACCGACCGCTACACCGTCGCCTGGGCGAAGTCCGGCATGGCCCTCGGCGTCGGCGCCGAAGTCATGACGCGGCTCACCGAGCGCGCGGACAAGTCCTACGCGATGCAGCCCTACGCGCGCATGAGCATCGGCGCGACGCGGGTCGAAGACGCGAAGGTGGTCGAAGTGGCCTGCCTGGAGTAAGGCAGCCAACACGAACATAACCAGGAGAAAACATCATGGCAGTCGTAAACACCAAAAGCACCAGCATCACCAACGTCGATGCCGGCGACCTGAACGCGGACTACAAGACTCGCGGCCCCATCCGCGAGGCAGTCGAAACCCTGGAAGCCGTCAGCGGCGACTCCATCGCTTCGACCTATCGCATGGTCCGCGTCTGGTCCGGCTGGCGCGTCACCGATGTCATCCTCGATTGCGATGCCATCACCACCTGCGCCGCGGATATCGGCCTCTATCGCACCGCTGCCGATGGCGGCGCCGTGGTGGACGCCGACTTCTTCGCCTCCGCCCAATCGCTCGCCACGGCCCTGAACAGCCAGAACGTGACGAACGAGTCGGGCGTGGTGGACATCGCCAACAAGGGCAAGCGCCTGTGGGAAATGCTCGCCCTGACGGCCGATCCGGGCGTCTGGTACGACGTGGTTGTCACCCTCACGGCGGCGGCCGGTTCTGCCGGCACCGTCACGCTGCGGGTGCGGTTCGCCGAGTAACGGAAGTTGCGGGGCCTGCCCGCGGAGTGCGTCAACCCTCCTTCGCATGTTGATGCGGGCAGGTTTCCGGCGGCTGCTTCGGTGGCCGCCGGCTTTTTGCAGAGGTAAAAATGGCGACCAGCAAAGTTCAGATTGCATCCAATGCCCTGCTGCTGCTGGGCGACAAGCCGATCAACAGTTTCGACGAAGACAGCGACCGGGCGCTGATCGCTTCCAACCTGTGGGACAACGCCGCCGCGGCCGTGCTGCGGGCGCATCCGTGGAATTGCGCGACGAATCGCGTGGCGCTGGCGCCGGACACGGATGCGCCGGCTTACGACTGGTCGTATCAGTACACCATGCCGGGCGACCTGCTGCGCGTGCTGTTCGTCGGCCAGGCCGGCGCAGCGGATGCCTACAAGATCGAAGGCCGCAAGATACTGTCCGACGAAAACCCGCTCTACCTCGAATACGTCTTCAACAATGAAGACGTGGCAAGCTGGGACGCCATGCTGGTCGAGGCCATGACGCGGTACATGGCCTACCTGATGGCCTATCCGCTGACCAAGAGCAACACGACACAGGACACGATGCACCAGGGCTATCAGAACGCCCTGAAGCTGGCGCGCACCATCGACGGGCAGGAAAACCCGCCCGAGGATGCCGGCGACTATCCGCTGATCTCGGCCAGGGGCATCTGATGCCGAAGACGACGCACATCCAGACCAACTGCACGGCCGGCGAAATCTCGCCGCGCCTGATCGGCCGCGTCGATGTGCAGAAGTACAACAATGGCCTGAAAACCTGCCGCAACGCCTATCCGCTGGTGCATGGCGGGGCGAAGCGCCGTGGGGGGCTGCGTTTCGCCAAGGCGGCCAAAGAAGCGCTCAAGCAAACTCGATTGCTTCCGTTCATCTTCAACAGGGACCAGGCTTTCATCATCGAGTTCGGCGACGCCTATATCCGCTTCTTCGAGGCCAGCGGGGCGCGCATCGAAGATCCGCCCGGCACGCCGGTCGAGGTGGTTTCACCCTACCTGGAAGCCGACCTCGACGACCTGCATTATGTGCAGGGCGCGGACACCATGTTCCTGTTTCATCCGTCCTATCAGCCGCGCAAGCTGGTGCGTTACAGCAACACAGTTTGGAAACTGAGCATCGTCGCTTGGGATGTGCCGCCATCAGAAGAAAAGGGCGACAAGCCGGCAACGCAGCTCACGCTATCCGCCATCACCGTTGGCACCGGCAGGACGGCCACGGCGGCGGCGGCCTGCTTCGAGGCATCGGACGTGGGCCGGCAGATCACCAACGGGGCGGGGCTGGCGACCATCACGGCCTACACGTCGACGACAGTCGTCACCGTGACGATTGTCGATGCCTTTGCCGCCAGTCCCATCGCTTCCGGGCAATGGACGCTGACCGAATCCCCGAAGACCACACTTACGCCATCGGCAAAAGACCCCATCGGCGCGGCCTGTACCTTGACGGCAGGCGCTGCAGCCTTCAAGAATTCCGCCCAGGTGACGGACATCGGCAAGTTTGTCGAGATCAACGACGGCCTGGTCGAGATTACCGGCTTCACCAGTTCGACGGTCGTAACCGGCATCATTCGCACGGTGCTGACTGTGACCAATGCGGCGCAGTCTGAAGGCTGGGCGCTGCGATCGAATGTCTGGAATGCGACGGACGGCTACCCGCGCTGCGGCACGCTGTTCGAGCAACGGCTGATCGCCGCCGGCTCGCCCAACTACCCGAACACGATTTGGGGCAGCAAGACCGGCCAATATTACAACTTCGCCGACGGTAAGGCCGACGACGACGGGTTTTCATTCACGATTGCCAGCGACCAGGTCAACCCAATCGAACACATGGCCAGCACGCGGGTATTGCTGCCCCTGACCTATGGCGGCGAGTTCTCCATGACAGGCGGCGTCGAAAAGCCGCTGGCGCCGACAAACGTGCAGATCAAGAGTCAGACCGTGTATGGATGCGATCCCGTGCGTCCGGTGCGGGCGGGCAGCGAGATTATCTTCGCCCAGCGCGGCGGGCGGAAAATTCGCGCCCTTGGCTACCGCGTCGAGTCGGACAGTTTCAACGCGCCGGATATTTCCGTGCTGGCCGAGCACGTCACCGAAGGCGGGATTCTGGAAATGGCATTCAGCCAGGAGCCGGATTCCGTCGTCTGGATGGTGCGCGGTGACGGCGCGGCCGTGTCCATGACCATCGACCGCGACCAGGACGTGATTGGCTTCGCACTGCATGACACGGATGGGCAATTCGAGTCGTTCGCATCCGTTCCGTATAACGGCATGGACAGGGTGTTTGCCGTGGTGGTGCGCACCATCAACGGCGCAACGGTGCGCTACATCGAATATTTCGATCCTGACCTGAACACGGATAGCGCCATCACCGGCACCACTGGCACGCCGACTGCCACCTGGACGGGCCTGGGCCATCTGGAGGGCGAGACGGTCGACATCGTGGCCGATGGGATTGTCATGCCGCAGGAAGTCGTCGCAAGCGGGCAGGTTGTCCTGCCGCGCACGGCCTCGGCCGTCGAAATCGGCCTGCACTATGAGACGGAAATCGAGCCGCTGATGCCGAGCATTCAGGGCATGCCGGCCGGCGGGCAGGGCGATGCGACCAGCATTAACGAGATCATCGTGCGTCTGCATGAGACGGTTGGCGCAGAAGTGGCCGGGCAGCAAATACCGTTCCGCAAGTTCGGCACTGGCATCCTTGACGAGCCTGTCGCGCCCTTCACCGGCGACAAGCGCGTGTCGAAACTTGGTTGGGATCGCGGTGCAATCGACAGCATGATCGCCCAGCGCCAGCCTTTGCCATTTCAGCTTCTTGCCATTATTTTCAAGATTACGGTGAACGCATGATTCGCCCCGCCACGGAAGCCGACCTGCCGCGCCTGATCGAGTTGGGCGAGGCGATGCACGCGGAGAGCCGCTATTGCAGCATGCAGTTTGATACTGAAAAGGTTGGTGCATTGTTGGCAGGGCTGCTGAAAACCGGGTTTGTGATTGTCTCCGTGAAGGACGGGCGGATCATCGGCGGCTTTGTCGGCATGATCTCGGAGCATTGGTTTTCCCGAGAGAAGCTGGCGACCGACCTGGCGCTGTTTGTTGAGCCGGATGCGCGAGGCGGCACGACGGCCTGGCGGCTTGTCGATGCCTTTCTGGATTGGGCGCACATGCACGGAGCAAAGTGCATCGACATCGGCGTAAATACTGGCGTGCACACCGAGAGAACGGCGCAACTGTACGAACGCCTTGGCGGTCAGCGCGTGGGCTTAATGTACTCGTTTGAAGGGGCTTAACAATGTGCATATCCGCAATGACGCTTTTTCAAATCGCCGGGACTGTGCTTTCCGCTGTCGGCCAACTCTCACGCGGCCAGCAACAGCAGGACTGGGGCGAATGGCAGGCCGAGCAGGCGCGGGCTGATGCCCAGGCGGCGCGCGAGGAAGGCGAAGTCAGG